CTTTGATTACCCACAAGATGTTCCTTATATGAATCAAGTAGTTAAAGTTAAAAAAGAATATCATAAAGAACTTCCTTCTATTACTCATATTGATGGTAGTGCAAGAATACAAACTTTAGAAAGAACACAACATAGACGAATGTCAATGTTGTTAAGTAAACTTTCATCAGTTAATAAATATCCTATTGTTCTCAATACTTCGTTTAACTTAAAAGACCAAACCATGGTTTTAGACCCAAAGAGTGCAATTGAAACTTATCTAAATTGTGACATGGATGTATTGGTAATACAACATTACATAATAAAAAAGAAAATAAACTAATAAAAAATGTTGGCAACTAAATAGGTTTCACACTCTTTTGAGTAAACTAATAGTGATTTCGAAAGGCGATACATTTTTAACCCAATCTTGTAAAAGGTTGGGTTTTTTTGTTTAGTATATTTATATTCAACGCAATGTGTTAAATTATGAATAATTTTGAAATATTTCCTGGTAAAGATTTAAGTGGTCTGTTTGAGGACATATACAAAAACCAAACCAATAAAAAACAAAAAATATCGGAACTAATTGCTGAAATGAAAAAAGTGATTAGACATGCGGGTGATATGGCAGTTATTGGCCCAATCATTAAAGACTTGATAGATACATCAGTAAGAAATGATGAAACACTTATTAAGATGGCTGCAATAGTTCAACGACTTATGACTGCACAAACTAAGTCAGAAGGTGATGAAGGGTTTTTATCAGATAAAGAAAAAGAACAATTACTAAGTCAATTAGACCAAACAGTAAATGAAGTTCGTGATGAAAATGATGCAAAGGTTGATGAACTAACTAATGAAGTTGAAGAAATAAAACAAAGTTTGAGTAAGAAAGTTAGTGAGTAAAAGAATACAAAATAGTAATAGTTCTTTTAGTAATAGAAAGACATCTCTTAATGCCAAAAATACCGGTATTGTAATCGATGTTATTTTAGATGATACGAATAAAAGAATAGAAGAATATGACTTTAGTGAAGTAGAAACTAAAAATACAAGTATTATCGGTGGGGTTGTTGTAAGAACATTTGATGATATAAGTTCAGCTACCGAAACCTTAAAAGTTTATCTTCCAATGATACCAGAAGATGGTATTCCAATTGTAAATGAAACCGTTCAGTTATTTACATTAGGAAGTAGATTATATTACAAAAGAATCTATGATGCGAATATTAACTTAGGGAATGCCGCACTTAACAGAGAAAAAAACTTTGTTCCAACTAAAGAAGGTGAGAATAACGTAGATTCATATAGTGAAGTTTCCACTACCAAGACACCAAAGCCAGAAGGTGGTGAAACTGAAGAGGCAAACTTTGGTAAATACTTTGAACCAAAACAAGTAAATCCACTTAAGTTGTATGAGGGTGATAAACTAATACAATCAAGATTTGGTCAGTCAATTAGATTTAGTGGGTATAACAATGCTAATAATACATTTTCTCCAACGATACTAATAAGAAACAGACAAAGTAGAGAGTTATTAGAACCTGATGTTAAACCCGGTAGTTTAATCGAGGAAGATTTAAATAAAGATGGTAGTACAATAGCTATAACTTCTGGTGAATATAATATAAAACTATCACCAGGTTCATTTGATGATGGTGGTGCAGGTAAAATAGATACTTTACCAAATAGCTTTACAAACTATCCAAGTGATTTTTCTGGTGTAGACCAAATCTTAATAAACACAGGTCGTTTAATCTTATCTTCTAAAACAAGTGAGATGATTTTTCTATCAAAAGGAAACTATGGTTTTATATCTGATGGTAAGTTTTCGATTGATAATGGTAGTGATGGTGCCGAGTTAGACTTTAATGGTGAGTTTAGAATGACCATGAACAATAACCCAACTTTTATTCTTGGTGGTGGTAATACTGGTAAGATATTCTTAAATACCGAAGAAGAGTCAGAACCTATTGTAAGAGGAGATGCACTTAAGAAAGTAATGGAAAGATTGATAGATGAAATACTAAAGTTATCTTTTGCTACTCCATCAGGACCTACACAAGCTGGCCCACTACCACCAAATGTTGGTTCTCTTAATAAAATTAAAAAAGATTTAACAAATATTTTATCTACTACAAACTTTACGGAGTAAATAATGTCTTTATCAAAGTTTGCTCTTAATGTAACCAAGTTTTTAGCAAGACCCTTACTTGGTAATCCAATCCAAAGTAAAGAAGAATTATCACAGTTTCTAACTTTGGAATACGATTTACTCATTCGTAGTGGGACACAGATATTTGGTAATACTCCTATTCTAAGTGGTAATACAACTTTGATGGAACAATCACTAAATGGTGCATTTAATAAAAATCTAGCATCAACATCTACACCATCTTCTATATTAGATGACTTGGGTCAAGGTATTATTTCATATTGGACAGGTGCTCAATTAGTACCAGGTCCACCACCAATAATACCATCACAAGGTTCTATTTACAATATATCATCCACTTCAGGTTTAGTAACAGACCCAGGTCAATGGAAAGTAGTTCCCTTACCACCATTCCCTCCAAATGGAACAGAACCAAAACCACCTGTTTCTGAAGCTCCACAATTATCTTCAGAACAAAGACAACAGATACTACAATCTTCTGCTGAAGTTCAGCAAGTTTCAACCCAAACACAATCAAATCAATCAAGTGATAATCCATTTGTGGTAAACTTATTAGGCGGTATTGTTTTACATCTTACAACAGTAAAAGGTATTTACAATACATTATCTGCTTATCCTGCTGCACCACCAGTTCCACCACCAATTTTACCTGGTATCGTAAATTGGTCAACATATACCGTCTTACCATAATTTAATAATATAATTCTCATATATTTATATTAAATTAAGTTTTAATATGGATACCAAAAAATTAGCACAATTAGTAAAATTAGTTGTTGAGAAGGAAATTAAACGACAACTACCAAAATTAGTAAGTGAAGAGGTTAAGAAATCTCTATCTCTATTGAATGAAACTACAACTAAGAAAGTTGATAGTAATGAGTATGATGCATTTGAAATGGCAAATAAAGTTTTAAATGAAGAAAGAGAAAATAATGTTGAAGAAGTAAAAGTTCCATCATTTATTGAAAATAGAAGATTATCAAATAATCCTGTTTTAAATGAAGTATTACAACAAACTCAACCATTTTCTTCAGCACAACAAGAAGCACCTTCTGTTTTAGATAATTTTAAACAACCAATAGAAGAAAGTGTAGATAAGACATTATCATTTGACTCAAGTATGGCACAAGGTGGTGTTGATGTAATGAGAGCTCAAATGGCACAAAAAATGGGTTACGGTGATATGAATAGCGGGCCAAGTAAACAAGGACTAGGTGTTAGCACCGGTTTACCAGGTCTTGATAGAATTCTAAACAGAGATAATTCTGAGTTAGTAAAAAGGTTTAAAAAATAATGGCATTTGTTCTTGGTAGAAAAAAAGTTAAAGATACCCAAGACTTTGAGTCTTTTGCATATGGTATATCTTATCCTGTACAAAACGGCCCAACTGGTTTCTTTGAACAAAACTTTTCTTCATTTGACCAAGCGAGAAGTAATTTATTAAATCTTTTACAAACACAAAAAGGTGAAAGAATAATGCAACCAGATTTTGGTACTGGTTTACATGGTTTGTTATTTGAACAAATGGATGATGAAGAATTATCAGTAGCGATACAAAATACGATAACAGAAAATGTAAACTATTGGTTACCATATATTTCAATTAGAGATATAGATGTAGTTATGACCGATGAGTTAAAAGATAGAAACCAAGCCAACTTAAAAATAACTTTTACAGTTGGTGACGAAATTGAACTTGGTGAAATTACTTTCACAGTAAATGGATAATAAATGGCTGAACTAAACAAAATAACAAAAAAACCAAAGAGTAGTAGGGATATAAATTATCTATCTAAGGACTTTTCTTCGTTTAGAAATAACTTGATAGAATACTCAAAAACGTATTTCCCTAAAACTTATTCTGACTTTAATGAGTCATCGCCAGGTATGATGTTTATAGAAATGGCATCTTACGTTGGAGATGTTCTTTCTTATTATATTGATGATACTTTAAAAGAATCTTTAATGGTTCATGCAGAAGATAAAGAGAACGTATTAGCTTTATCACAATACTTGGGATATAAACCAAAAGTAACTTCACCTGCTATAGCTAAGATTGCCATTTATCAACTTGTTCCTTCTATCGGTTCAGGTGCCGATACTATGCCTGACGAAACTTATTATTTAAAAATTAAAGAAGGAATGATAGTTGAAGGTAAT